TGTTGCCTGGCTGGGAGCCAGAGGGCGACAAAAAGGCGGATTTGCCCGCGGATCCGATCGCCGACATGCTGAAGGGGAATGTGAAGGATGTCAGCGCCGCACTGGAATTGCTCAGCGATGACGAACTGCATTCGGCCCTATACCTGGAAGAACGGGGCCAGGCCCGCAAGTCCTTGCTGGAATTGATGGCGGCTGAGAAGCTGCAGCGCGCCGCTGGCCAGGGTGGTGATCAAAATCAGCAATTGTCGCCAGTAGCGCCGGTGCCTGTGACTTCCACCACAGAGCCGAACGAGTAATTATGGCCGGTTCGATGTCGCGCGCTGACCTGGTCGCAGACCTGACTGCATCCCTGCATGATGCGGCCGAGGTGTTTGTCGCGCCCGACGACATGGCGCGCCTGTTAGACGTGGCTGCGCTCGACTTCAGCCGCCATCGTCCGCGCACGCTGCTTGGCACTATGACCGTCGAAGTTGGCCGCATGGATTACCCGGCGCCGGCCAATCTTTACCTTTTCAAGTCGTCTTTGTGGGGTATTGCGCCGATCCCGCGCGCCAAGCCATGGGAGCGGCAGTGGCCAGGGCCGATGCCGGATGTGCGTCTGGTGGATGGTGTGTCAGGACGTGAGTTGCACCTGGCGCCGGTGCCGACGCAGCTGCAGCTGATGACGCTGGGTGCCGAATTCCGATATTACTATTTCGGCAAGCAGGTAATCGGCGACGCTGCCACCGACACCACCCTGGCGGACGGTGATCGCTTCCTGCTGTTGTTGCGGGCGCAGGCCGAGGCGATGCGCGAGCTTTCGATGCGCAACATCAAGAAACCGGTTCAGATGCGCGATGGCCTACATTCCGCACCGCGGAACATGACGCCGGCGGTACTTCATATCGAGCTGATGCGCGAGTGGGAATCAAAAGTGCTGAGGCTGGGCGTATGAATTTCCTGAATATCGTGGTCGACGCTGCACAGCTCGAAAAGCGCGCGGCGCAGGCTATTACTGTATTGCCGGCCACGCTGGATCGGTTCGTTCAGCGTGGGGCGAACGAGTTCGCCAGGGCGGAAAAGAAGGAAGCCCCGAAGGCATTGACCAATCTGACCAACAGCATCCAGGTACGGAAGAACCACCTCGCGGATTACAGTGTGGCGCCGACCATGAAATACGCTGCAGCTGTCAATAATGGCGGCCGGCCGCATTGGGCGCCGCTGAATCCGTTGATGGACTGGTTGCGGGTAACCAAGCGCGTAACGGACAAGCGACAGCTGAGGGCACGCGCCAAGGGCCTACAGCGCTTCATTGCCGCGCACGGTACCAAGGCGAATCCTTTTGTGCAGCGCACGCGGAAAAAGATGGATGACCGCGTGATCGCCCTGTTGCGCGAAGGTGTGCATACAGGACTGAAACAGGTTTTTGAATCATGAATCTACAGACTCCAGAATCTAAGATCTTGCAATCCTTCAAGGCTGCGCTGGCTTCCGCCTATCCGCTGCGCACGGTAACGCGCAGTTTAAAAGATTATGCAGAACGTCAGCCTGCCGAGCTGAAAGCGGGTGTCTTTACTGTGATTACGGTTAAGCAGCCAGGTGGTGACGTGTACGAGCAAATGCTGGATTTTATGGTCGTTGGCCAGCTGCAGCTAAGCGAGCAGGCCGCCGGCGAAGACATTGAAGAGGCTGAGTTAATCATGGCGCGCGAGGTCAAGACCTTGATCCAGCGTCAGCTCACGGGACCTGTGATGCGCATTACAGGCATCGATCACTCGGCGCAGCTTGAAGTGCCATACGGCTGGGTGTCGATCGCGGTCGAATGTGGTCCGTATGACGCCACCGAGCCGCTGACCGAAGATGAACACGTCGGCCATCTGACCGACTTCCTAACCTTCCGCGGCGACATCGATATCGGTCAGCCGCACCAGAGCGCCGCCGAGCATCAAAAATGGGCGGCAGACGCGCCGGATTATCAAACAAGCAAACCAGACGCACAGATGAGCGTCGCCATTCCACGGAGCATTCCATGAGCGACTTGAAGAAAATCACCCCTAAGCCCGGCATTATCGTGCCGCTGCCGGACGGAAACGGCAATCTGCCGGCAGAGGGAAAAGCCCTGATTCTGAACAGCTACTGGTATCAGCGCAAATTCGACGGCGACGTCACGTTTGACGATGTGCCGACTGAGGAACAAGCCTCAACAAAAGAATCTCCGGCCAACCGGGATAGCGAAGTAAAACCTGCGGGCAAGTAAGCTCGATCAATCACTAACTGAGAGGAACCGCCATGGCCGACAATGTCAGCTTCCGCGATATCCCGGCCGACGTTGTTGTGCCGGGGCAATTTATCGAAATAGACAGCTCGCGCGCTGATAATGGCACACCGCCTATTCCGCGCAAAATCATCATCATGGGGCAGAAACTGCCGACAGGCACTGCGGTCACTTTAGTCCCGACCGAAGTACCTGTCGGAACCGTAGACCAAGTAGTGCAGCTGGGTGGCCGCGGCTCTCTGTTGGCACAGATGGCAGCCGAAGCGTTCAAGGCTAATCCATACGGGAAATTTACTGTCATTGCTGCCGATGACCTGGTCGCCGGTGTCGCCGCAACCGGATCGATTGTTGTCACTGGCCCTGCCGTCGAATCCGGAACCATTGCTTTGTATGTCGATGCGACATTGGTGCAGGTCGGCGTTACAAAAGGTGATACCGGCATCCAGATCGCGGCAAATATTGCGACGCAGATCAATGCAAATCCTGATCTTCCGTTGTCGGTACCGGTGGCGCCGACAACTGCGACGCTGGCGCTCGTTGCGAAGCACAAGGGCGAATGCGGCAACGATCTGGACGTCCGGTATTCGTTCTACCTTGGACAAAATCTGCCTTCAGGTGTAACGCTGGCCGTCACTGCGATGGCTGGCGGTACCGGGAACCCTGATGTCGGCCCTTTGCTGGCCGCCATCAAGGGGGACGACCGGATCGTGCTCATCAGCCCATGGACCGACAGCAGCAACGTACCCAAGATCGAGGCTGATTTTTCTGATCGCTATGGTCCGATGAAACAGCAAGAGTCGCACTGCTTCGGCTGCATTTCCGGAACTTATGCCACCTTGGTGACATACGGATCCGCTCGCAATAGCCCGCATGTGTCGATTGTCACGCGGGAAGGCAATATGGTTGCACCATGGCGTATTGCAGCATCGGTTGCCGGCTTGTGCAGCTTGCGTGGATCCGCTGACCCGGCCCGGCCGTTCTTCGGGATGGTCTTGCCAGGTATTCCCGCTCCGGCAGAAAGCGTGCGCTTTGACCAGCCAACCCGAAATAATCTGCTGAAGTACGGTGTTTCCACGCTGCGCTACGATGCGGGCGGCAACGTGATGATCGAGATGGTGACCACCACGTACAAGACCAACAGTTTCGGCGTGCCAACGCGGGCGTATTTCAAGTTGCAGAGCAAGTGGACTGCGGACTATTTCCGCTATGCGTGGAAGGTGCTGATCGCCACTCGCTATCCGGATTTCAAGCTGGCGGATGACGGCACCAACTTTGCACCAGGTCAACCGATCGTGACGCCTAGCGTATTGCGCATCGAAACGATCGGACTGGCGCGCACGCTGGAATACGCCGGCATCATCGAAAACGTGGACGAGTTCAAGAAGACGTTGCTGATCCTGCGTTCGATCGCCAACCCGAACCAGGTCAATGCCGTTGCGTCGCCGAACCTGGTCAACCAGTTCGATATTTTTGCGGCTGCGGTCAAGTTCATTAATTAATGTGTTCGACCGTGTCGGCGGAAGCGCCGGTGCGGTTTGTCTGAAACAGTCCAACATTAGGAGAAAAGCATGTCTGCACTACTTGCCCGGCTGAAAATGACCTTTGACGGTCAAACTTTGGCAACCGAGGAGCGCTCCACTGAGATCGATATCGGCGGCGCCGACAATGAACCAGTGGTTGATGCGAACGGCAATACCCACACAGCTGAGAAGCTGAACCCTGGGATGATCAAGTGCACGTTGCTGGCAACAGAAGGTTTCAAGTTGCGGCCGGTCCAGGCGATGAAAAACGGGGTCATCATCGCCGAAGGCAACAACGGTTTGAGCTATATCATGCGCAATGGGAAATGCGGTAGCGCGCGCACGTTCGCCGCCGGCGGCAAGATCTCGGCCACGTTTTACGGCGATGTGGAGGAAATGTAACGATGTCGACCTATACAGGGAAATTCAAAAAAGGCATGAAGGTCGGCAAGGAAATCCACATGGATTTCGAGCTGCGGGAAATGACGACGGCCGATATGCTGGACGCCGAATTGGAAGTGTCGGCCAGCAAACCGATGAACTTTTCCGCCTCCCTGGCCAGCCTGCAGCTGGTCCGTGTTGGTACCTTCGACGGCCCTTTTACGGTGAAAATGGTAAAGGCATTACATCCGGACGACTTTAACCTGCTGCGCGACGGATTGAATGAGGTAGCCAAGTTGGGGGAAGAGTCGTTGCCGAGCAAGAAGACCGACTAAGGGCGGTGTTGTTTCTCGGCAAGGAAACGGGGTGGTCAGAGGCTGAGATATTGGCTATGCCCCGGGTCCGACTGAATTTTTATATCGAACAACTGACGCGAACAAACGATGAGTGACCATGGCTGAGCGCAAAGAAGATATTTCAGTCCGTATCAGCACTGACTATGCGAAGGCGCTGGACGACATAAAGCGCTTCACTGGAGCGGCTGATCGCGCATTCGACGAATTGCCGAGGGTCGTGCAAAACGTTGCGAATTCGGTCGACAAGCTGACCGAGCGCATCGATAAGATGGGACGCAACGACGGCGCCGAGCAGCTGACGCGTAAACTGAAAAAATCGAATCAAGAAGCGAGCTTGCTGGCCAAGACCTTCGATCGCCTGCAGACCAGCGGCAAGGCTATCGGTGCAGCCATGGCAGGCTGGCAGGCTGGCAAGGCAGTGCTAGCGCCAGCTGTGAACACAACGATGGATTACGGCATGCGCCTGGCGCAAGCAACCAACGTTTCCCTGCTTGGCGGGAGTGTTGACGAAAAAATAAAAGGAATGGCCCAGTTAAATGCTGGTGTTGAGAAGGCCAGGCATTATGCCGGCGGCAAGCGTGAGGATCTGCTGGAAGCGGCCGAGTCGCTGATCGCGCGCAATTCGCTTGGTAATATGAACGACACGCTGAAGGTATTGCCCTTCATCGGCATGATCGCAAAAGCCGGGAACGCTAGTGCTGTCGATGTCGGTCAGGCCACGTCAGGGCTTGTAAAGAGTCTCGGCGTGCCGGTTGATGAAGTTGGTGCCGGACTTG